TAGCTATTTGTTGGCGGTAGAAATACCCAGCTATGTATTCACAAACATCCTGCAAAGTATGGTTACTTAATCGGTCTAAAAATAGACGCATAATTTCATGCCCATATATACTCGCTCGTATATTGTCTACGGATCTAGGGAGTTTGCCATATCGGTTCAATTTAATTTTGTTAATGTCAATCATTACCAATCCCCTTTGTAGATTTCGCGTAAGACTTGCCACATACAGGCTGTCATAATAATCATTGCTCCGACAAACATGAGTATTAGCCAAACGCAAATAACTAGTAGCCCTGTGCAAGCAATCAGCTCCACGATGTATGTGAGAAATTCAATCATGTTTGCCATTTATTACTCTCCCCATTGTTGGATTATTCCGCCCCCTTACTTGTGTATTAGGCCAAGTCCATATTTCTCCAGTGTCGTTCTGAATGCAAACCCACATCAAATGATGTTCATCTCCATTATCTATCAGAAAGTGGCATAAGGCTTTTCCTTTTGGCGTAGTAAGCGGAATGGTTGGGTTAAGTTGAATTATGTTTGTCATCTAAAATTCTTCCAAGATTTTTATATTTAACCAGTGCGTTGGAAATATCTTTTCTTCAGTTCCCAATAACACCCAAGCATTTCTTTCTTGAAAAGTTTGCCAATATGCAGTGACAATCATAGGGCCATCTTTAACAATCAAAAATTCAGAATTCTTGGGTGCTGTTTTTATTGGCTCCCAAAAATTGTGTTGCGAAAAATTAGACAACAAAGATTTAGCTTTTTCTCTAGAAGCTAATGCTGACCAACAATCACACTCTTCAATCATGGAGTTGCAAGCAACAAATAGTTCATCCAACTTCTTTGACATTGTTCTCATCCAAAAGTTTTTGATGCCTTCGAATTCCATGCAAAACTGTAGTATGGTTGTAAGGTTTTTCAGGTCTGCAAATTCTGCAAATTTCTTGCAAGGTGTAATTCGATTGACGTAATATCCACCAAATTTCATTTCTAATGAGTGAAGGTTTTGACAAACTTTTGTAATCAAAAACTTCATGCCAATGCTTTTCTTTTTTCTTCAGAAACTCATCAACAATCAACTGACCACGGCTGCGAGGTATTGCATAAACTTTTGGAAAATAAGTAATTTTTTTAACTAAAACAGGGCGGCATAAATCAGTTCTAACAACAGGAACTGTTGTGCCTTTTAATCTAAATCTAACTAATCGGTAATGTTCTGTAAGTTGCTCTGTGTAAGCCATGTTACCAACCTATGACGCCTATTGTGGTACCGTTCAAAACCAATGTAGTTATGAACTTGCGGGAACCTGCCCGCAGCAAACGCTGCGAGCGAGTTCTTTTGTGCCACCATCTCACTCTTGAGTTCTGGGCAAAGGTGCATATTTGCGGGCAATAGCGGCGATGTTCTCTTCAATATCATCCACCCCTAACAAGCTTATTCTGGCTAAACGGCTATAGCCTTCTTTGTCTTCCCAATGTTCCGCCAAGTTGTTATTGCCGCTGATTATGCGGGCTGTCTTGACGGCATCCATGTCAAGCGCCTCCTGCTGTTCTGGGGTTAGCTTTTTCCAACCATCCGCCGTGTGGATAATCATTTTTAAGAGTTGGCTGATTCTGGCAGTTTCAGCGTAAACGCCGTGATCTTTCGCACGTTCCAACAGTAGCATTTGAATTTGGTCGTCCATCTGTTCTCTCCTTGTTATACAAAGTTACGACTAGGTATTTGCCCGATTCGGCTGGGCCTGTCAAGCGATGCTGGATTTATTTCTTTTGCCCGCCTGATCCAATTTCGCCAAGTTGCGTTCCAATCCGACTTGACCCCACGGAGGCCTGGTTGCGCCGCCCAATAATCCTTGAACTTCGCAATCTCATTTTTCATCTCTAAATGCTCAAGTGGCACCCAATCAGGCGGCAGTCTTGTCCCCTTCCCTGTCGGCGGGGGGTTTTCTTTTTTACTAGGTTTTTTCTTTATCTGTTCTGTATCTGTCTCTGGGGGTGTTTCATTGACTGTTTCTGTAACGTTACTGGAACGTTGCCTGAAACGTTTCACTCTTTCAGTTGAAGTGTCTGATTTGTATTGTCTTTTATCCCAAGAATGGACAGCGTAGTGGCAACCGTTGGCACCACCGCTAAGGGTGTCGATCAACCCAGCGTTCGATAGGCGTTCAAGCACCGTCTGGCATGCGTCTGTCGTAATACGCAAGCCAAAGGAAATGTCTTTCAAGTTGGGAATTTTGCCATTTCGGCGGCATGCCAAACAAAGCATATTCACCCAAAACTTAAAGTCTTCTGGGGAGAGGCTTTGGACCTTAGGGTCGTCTAAAACTTCGTGATAAAACCGAAACCATTGCAAAGACATTGTGGGCACCTTCTAGTAGGTTCTTGCACAATGCTAAGAGAGAAGTTAATTCTCTCAAACACAATGCGCTTGACGGACCAAATAAAGCGTGTTGTTCACGAGGTCCGCTAGCGACTAACTAGCGGGCCTCATTTTTATTAACCCTCTTTTTTATTTTTGGCAAGGCAGCTTTTTTGCGTCTGCCTCCAAGGATATTGCCATCAAAGTCCACCGCTATGATTTTAATGCCATGATATAATTCGGCGGCTTTCTTCCTCAAACGGTAAGCTGGATCCTTTTCCGTAATTGCTACTTTAACGTCCTCAATCACCAGTTCTTCAGTTTTACAATCAAAGTAGCTGAAGTCTGCGGTGTACGTACAATAATGATGGCAATTAATTTCAACTGGAAAACTAGGCTGTAGTTTTAAATTTGATATCTGCCTACTTTTAACCAGAAGAACCAAGTTATTGTAACGTTTCATTTCGTTTTTAGAATCAAACAGAATCCCATCAACAATACGTTGGGACTTGTCAGAAACTTGGAATTTAGATCTAGCCATTAATCCAACTTCGGGAAGAAATCTTCATGAGTTAGCTGAATACCATGATTCTTAGCCGCAACCATTAATTCAATTTGACGCTTTTGAGGAACAAGGCCGTTGGTGCCACCCTTGCTACGTGGAATTGTCCACTTATAGACAGATTGCACTGATATCCCAATGATATAGGCGGTGTTTCTAATCCCGCCGCACTTATTGATAACCCTTTGCGCTACTAAATGCATTGACAGAGACTCCGTTTTGCGTAACAACTAAAAAGTGATAGTAGCGATTCGTCTTAATGTCAATGGGAGAAGGGGTATGAATTCTTGGTCCACTGAAGAAATGGATATTGCATTTAAAATGAAGAATGAAGGATTTTCAGCTTCGTTGATTGGGAGTAAAATTGGGAAAACACGCAACGCTGTTTTAGGGTTTCTTCATAGGGAAGCAAAGAAGCAACCAGATAAAATTACATTAGTTGTTAAATCTAAATTGTATGTGAGTAAGAAAAAGCCTCCACGTGCGCAACCAAAGTTTCGCAAGAACAATATTGAATACAATGATTTTATTGATTTATTACCTATCAATGAAATTAGTTACCCAACAAAAACATTTATGCATTTAAAACTCTTCGATTGCAGAGCAATCATTGGGGCAGTAGATGGAATCAAAACTGTCTACTGTGCAGCACCTACCATCAAAGGTTTCTCATGGTGTAAGGCACACAGAATGATTTTTATAACAAAGGTAAAACATGACGATAAGAAACTTTAGGAAAGCCCTTGAGGGATCTTTGGATTCTGTATTTCACACAGCTAAATGGCTTCAGAAGACTTATGGCTGCACTGTGCGAATCAGCCCACCGCCAGTTGATCCCGTGACTAAAGAACCGCTGCTCATGCAGGATGCTGGAGATATTATCGCTACCTTTGAGCGAATTGTTGAAGTGAAACATAGGCCTAGTTTGGAGTTTACTTGCGCGGAAGATTACCCGTTTGAAACAATTATGGTGGCTAATGTAACACCAACAGATCGGCATCAGATTTATATGTGGGTGATTCTAAACGCAAAAATGACTCACGCAGCCGTTATAAAGGGGGAACATAAAATCCATTTCATTAAAGAAGATGTTTATTGCTGGCCCACGAAGAAAAATGAACTTAAGTATATGTGTCCAAAGGAGTTTGTGGATTTTGTGCAGATGGATAGTGACAGTACTTGACACAAATTATAACTAGTTATATAAACTACCATGCCATTTGAAAAGGAGAATCACAATGGCCCTTACACCAGAACAGATTAATTTACGCCGTGGGCTTGTTGGGGGCAGCGATGCCAACACAATCATGGGGGGACATGAAGACCGCATTATGCGTCTTTGGCATGAGAAGCGTGGGGAGATTGAATCAGAGGATTTGTCAGATGTATTGCCCGTACAAATGGGCGTATGGACAGAACCATTTAACTGCCAATGGTTTGAGAAGCAGACAGGCAAGAAGGTAGTGTCTCAAGGTGAGAGCCGCCTATGCTTGGATTACCCGTTTATGGGCTGCACATTAGATGGCATTACGGACGATGAGACGGCTGTTGTAGAATTTAAGCATGTGTCAGCGTTTGCTAAATCAGAAGAAATTCTGGATCGGTATATGCCGCAGTTACACCACAACATGATCGTTTGTGGGTTAGATAAGGCTTACTTGTCTGTGTTCTTTGGAACGTTGAAGTGGGAGAAGTTTGAGGTAACCAAAGACCCTATTTATTCTTCCATACTTATAGGGGCGGTGGAGAACTTCTGGGAATGCGTAAAAACTGGGACACCACCAATTGCTAACGCAGTTAAATCGCCTGTAGAAGCCGTGCGTAAGGTTGATTTCACCGCCAACAATTTGTGGGCAAACTTTGCGCAACAATACAAAGATAATGTTCAGTACAACAAGCTTTTTGAAGAAGCTAGTAAAGGGTTAAAGTCGCTTATCGATGAAGATGTAGTCGAAGCATTTGGTCACGGTATTATTATTAAAAGAGACAAAAAAGGTTCTCTTAGACTTACAGCGAAAGGTTAGTACATGAATACGTCAGATACTATTGGCGCTATTAGCGCAGCGTTGGCTAAAGCACAGGCGGAACTAAAAAACCCGCCTAAGAACAAGACTAACCCACACTTTAAATCAAAGTATGTGGATCTTTCTGATGGTTTAGATGAAATTAGGAAGACGCTAGGGAAGCACCAAGTAGCCTTTATTCAAGGGCCAATGGTGGTTGATGGCATGGTTCTACTACACACCCGCCTTGCCCACTCCAGTGGGGAATGGATTGAATCAATCTATCCCGTATCTGGCCTAGATAAGCATCAGGCTATGGGTAGTGCTATGACCTACGCTAGACGTTACACAATCTTTTCTATGGTTGGTGTGGCGGGTGATGACGATGATGATGGCAATTCAGCTTCTGAGACAGTATCGCAGAAGCCAGAGCCAAAGATTGTTAATATGCCAAAGCAGGAAATGGAACCAGGCTTTACTGAAGAAGAAAGCAACACAATTTATAATGTGATGTTGGAAGCTTTGAAGTTGGCTGAAAATCTGCAAGACCTCCGTGATTGGGCTATGAATAACCAATCCAATAAACAGCGACTTCGCCCAGCTCACCAGAAAATGATTTCTGAAGAGTTTAAGAAAGTCGATAAATTATTGAGGTAAGCACTATGTCTATCTTGCTGTACGTAAGGCGAAAGGGTAGGTCTCTTGTCCCGTGCGCACAGGTGGATGAAGAAGTGTTGATGTCTTTCCCAGAAGGGAAATATATATCAGCAGCCTTAACCCGCCCTAGAAGCTCTAAGCAACACCGATTGTTTTGGGCGTTGCTTTTACAGGTCTGCAATAACAGTGATTATTATAAAAAGCCTGAGCAGCTTCTACTTTGGATGAAGATACGTCTTGGCTATGTTGAGGCGGTTAAATTTCATGGGGATCAAGTGTGGTGGGTAGCTAAATCCATCAGTTTTAATTCTATGGGACAAGATGAGTTCAGAAAGTTTTTCAATGACGCAGTGGATCTTATTTGCACTGAAGTCATGGCAGGAACTGACCCGAACGCCCTCATCAATGAGGTTGAATTATCAAGTGGCATTAACGCAAACAAAATGAAGGTACATCATGGCGTATGAAATGAAGAACAATTCAGGCACAGCTTTCCCCGTTAAAGACAAGAAAAACGAAAAGCATGCGGATATTTCAGGATCTGGAATTATTGATGGGAGAAATTACTGGATTAATGTTTGGGAAAAGACAAGCGCTAAGGGTGAAAATTACCTTTCATTTTCTTTTAACCCTAAACAAGAATCCGAAAAAAAGGAAGAATCAATCTTTAAGAAGAGCAGTAGCAAACCCTTTGATGATGATATTTCCTTCTGATGACACAGGGGCAAAGTATCGTTGGCGTTTCTCCTGGTAGGCCTGAGCATGACTTTTACAGAACGCCAGTTGCGGCTGTAGAAGCCTTGCTTGGGTATGAAACGTTTTCGGGGATTGTGTGGGAACCTGCTTGCGGTGACGGGGCAATATCTTCAGCCCTAGAGAAAGCAGGTATCAATGTTATATCTTCGGATCTTATTGATTATGGGTTTGGCGTTTCTGATGTTGATTTTCTAAAAACAACTCAAATGGTTGATTCCATAATTACTAACCCTCCTTACAAGCATGCTCAGGAATTTGTTGAACAGGCTTTGGCTTGCACGACAAACAAAGTTGCTATGCTGATGAAATTGTCTTTCCTTGAAGGTAAAAAGAGGAAAGCTTTCTTCAAAAATACCCCTCTAAGAACAGTCTACGTGTTCTCCAACAGGATAAAACTGAACAGAAACGGTGACGATACCGCCTACAAGAACGGCGGCATGATAGCCTTTGCTTGGTTTGTATGGGACCATAGTTATGTAGGCCCGCCAACTATAGAGTGGCTGTGATGGCAAGGAAATCTATCTCTACCAAAACTAGAGTAATGCTTTTTAACAAGCGTGGGGGGCGGTGTTACCTGTGCGAAGGGAAGATCAGCGTTGGGGAATCTTGGGACCTAGAACATGTAATTCCATTGGCTATGGGCGGGATGGATGAAGAGTCGAACTGGGAGCTGGCACACTCTAAATGCCACCTTCTAAAAACAAAAACAGATTTTGGTAATATAGCAAAAGCCAAAAGAAGAGAATCTAAGCACTTAGGTGCTAACGAATCTAAAACACCGCTCCCATTTGGAAAGAAATCTAAATGGAAACGCAAAATGGATGGCACAATAGTGCCAAGATGAGGTATTATCATGATTGAAGATGATGAAATTGACAATAATCATTGGATAATTCCAATGCACCTTGCGGATAATTTAGCACCGCTTATCTTTCCGTTTATTGCAAAATATGAGAAAAAACATAGCAAGTTTTTGAAGAAATTTGATCGGGATGGCGTAGAACACCACGAAGTTTTCATATCTCTTATGATTCTTGTGGCGGCTATAAGTAAGGGTGCTTCTCCAGAAGATCTGATGAAGACTTTCATTTCTGTCTTGACCACAGTTGATCAAATCCATTTTGGTGATGATCATGAGATCAACAGAAAAATTCATTGAGGAAACATGGAACACTTACAGGAAACTATCCTCTGGACCAAAACAGCAAAACCCTGTGAGCAAATATTTATGCTCAAGCTTATTCATAAATTTGGGGAAGGTGAATTTAAAACTACTTTTCAAGAAATTACGGACGCAACGGGCGTATCTATGCATAACCTATCTAAGCTTCTCCCCCGCCTTAGGAAACTTGGGTGGCTTAAATGGACTAGGACTTATGGGGCTGGCATCAAAAATCTTAAATACGTAACGGGATGCTTGTATCAAGTGACCATCAGCGAGGCATCTGAGCCACCCGCAGCGCCCTCTGAAGGATAACGTTCTGGGGGGCTTCTAGGTGAACCTGTGAGCCTTCTGGGAGCGTTGGAGAGATGGCAGAGACCTGATTCATAGCTGTACTGGGTGTACCCGCAGCAGCAATGATCTCATGGCCTTCTGGAGACCTTCCAACGACGTTCAAAAGTTTTTCACCCTTACCTACTCTCTTAAGGACATCCTTTTTGGAGTACGGGCCAATCCCAAGAATCTCATTAAGCCGCCCCTCATTAATGGCGGCTTTGATGCGTTGTGGGCTGATCATCTTGGGATTGTAGTGGAACACGCCCTCTGGAGTGTTTATGGCCTTCATGCCCGGCGGAGGGTCCAGCACCCTGCCAGTGTTTGCAGGGAACATCATGACGGCCTTTTTGCCATCCATGAGCATCTGCTGCTGAAGGCGCAGTGTCTCTGGGGATTCCGGGATGTTCTTGCCGGTGTCCTTGTCCGCCAGTTTCATTGCACGGGCTACAGCGTCAGCCATTAGAATTTCCTCTGAGCAACTTTAAGGGCTTTAACAACCACATCGTCAGGGGTGTTTAAGATGCCCTTTGTATGGTCATCCACGTACTTTTTGGCTTGCTTGAACAGCTTGTCCATCTCTGGAATACGACCGCCTGTGTGGCGTGTGGGGCGAATATAGCCCCCTTTTTTAGCGCCCATATCTCCGGAGGAAATTTTCTTTGGGTCGAATTTAGCATATTCTGATCTGATATTTTGCGGGTTCAAAACAGCAATTTGATCCCAAGGATCAGTGTTCGAATCTTTTATGCCTTCATCTTCCATATCAGCTTCGCGCATATTCTTAATCCGCAAAGTGTCATAACCCTGTTTGCGGTGAAAATTGATTAAATCCCGCATTACTTGTGAATTATAATCACGTTTTCCTGTATGCTCCATCCAATCAATTACTTTGTGCTTTCCCTGACGGATTCTTACGGGAAAAACAGTTGGGTTATTTCTATTTCCAGCTTTCATTGGATGGGCAAAATCGGAGTATTCGTTTGCAGCTTTTGGGTTATCCCAAAAGAAAATAGCATTTTCACCTCCGGCGGCACGATATGGATCAAAGCTTCCATCATCATTTATTGCTTCAGCATGCCTTCCCTTTGTTGCATGATACCCCTTTATGGTGAATCCTTGTTCTTCAGCTCTTTTATGAGGTTCATACGCAACATCACCGCCATCCCCCATCTGAGCTGGGGGCTTAGCTGATTTATACAATTCAGAGGCGGCAGATTGGATGATCTTGTTTTGCTGCGATTTGCGGCTTACGGGGCCACCAAAAGCCTTGCCGCTTTTTTGCAATTCTGCGGAGTTTGAAGCCCCAACAGCGGAAAGCTTTGCGGCTGTTGCATCAATAAACTGAGCAAATGATCTCTTGGCTTGAGGGTTTGTTGTAAGCAAATTATAGACCTGATTAAAGTCGTCTATGCCTCCAGAACCAAACTTTTGAGCCATCTCACGAGCATAGGAATCGCCAGCGCGTCCACTAATCCATTGACCAACCAGACGGGCACCGCCAAGTTTGTAATCTATGAGGGCGTACAAAAGTGTTTGGATATCCCGCGAGGCAGAATTACCGCGTCCCATCTTGTTAATTTCAGCCATTGTATTCTTCATAATGGCTTCAGTTTTGATGTAGCGCTCTAAATTGTTAAAGCTTTGCTCACCTAAAATATTATTAAGGGAATTCCGAACGGGGCCAGCGTTAAAGTAATTACTAAGTTTTTTCGTATTAATGGAGCCATCGCCCATTACTGAACGCTGATACATATCGGTCATAAGGCCGTGTGTCGCCAACTCACGTTCAACAGGAGCCATAGCCCGTGTTTCAAGTTCTATCTGCGCAGCATCACGGGCATTACCAATTTTACTAAGGATTTCATTTCCATAGTCATAAGCGTTACCGTTTTCACGGTAGGCGACAGTATTGTCATGTGCTTGCCTGTAAGCTGGATCGTAGAATGGATTAGGTCTGCCGCCTATTTCTTCTTGCTTGAGTGTGTTGACAATGTCGTTACGCATCTTGGCAGCGCCCTGAGCAGAGCCGCCCTGAGGGGCGTACGTAGCCCTAAATCTATTGTCAGCCAGCTTATTCAAATAACGTTGCAGGACATCCAAATATTGATTGTCAATCCTGTTTTGAAACTGGAGTTCAAGATCCGGCATACCCGTTACGGGGTTAACTGATGGTCTCATTGCACCAGTTTTTGGGTCTTTAACCATCTTTTGAGCAAATGGAGAAATGAAGTTTCTCGCATCTATGCCATTAGAAGTCATTTGAGCTACAAGCTCACGCTCTGTTAATTGCGTAGCGTTGACAAAATCAGGGTTATTTAACCATGTATCCCACTCAGGCTTCCAAACGCCATGATTTCTCCCCGGCGTCAAAGCATCTTTGTAAGCTTCATTCTTGGCTTTAGCCGCAATCTGTTGCGCACGGTCAAATAGTTCCTGTGGATTCTCTCTGGTCCCGCGCATTTGATTGGTGAAGTTGAAAAATCGATCAGCCTGTTCACTAGTGCGATTCTGCATCACAGTCTGGATCTCATCCGCAATCTCTGGACGGCCCTTAAGAGCCTTCCCAAGCATGTTCTGCCACTTGGGGCCAAACATGTCCGCCAAAGCAACTGGCTGTCCAGCGTTCAGACGATCAATGGCCTGATTGTAATCCATCCTGACATTGCCGTCCCGAACATCCTGTTTAGCAGCGTCAGCGAGGCGTGAGTCAATCTTTCCAAAAGACCGGTACCACTCTGGCCCAATCTTCTCCAGACCGTACTGTAGGGCTTTCCCTGCCGCTCCTAGAGTGGCTCCAAGACCACCGCCTATCAAAGTTGACGGAACAATGCCCTGTTCTTTATTTTCAGGAGTAGTTCCAAACGCTTTTTCAGCCGCAGCGGAACCAGCACCCCACAATGCACCTTCAGCACCAAATCCCAATGCTGGCGCTATAGCAGAACGCAGGGCCGCAAGTTTCCCACTAGCGCCAACCGCAGGGGCGACAGCCGCACTTACGCCTTCAGCAATTTTACCTGCTGGAAGAAACAGAGATCCGCCAATTTCAGTTGCGGCTTTAGTGATTGGGTATTGCTTGCCGTATTGGCGATTTAGAGCCTCTTCCCATGCGGAAATATTCTGAACACGGTTGGAGAACGTATTTTCTTCAGGCTTTAGTTTTTCAGAACCAGCTCCTGTTGCTGCTCCAAGATACCTTCCAGCAGCACCAACAGCGGGGCCGACGATTGGAATATTTGTAATGCCTTGCCCAATAGCGCCAAGATAACCCTGTTCTTTGGCTTGCTTACCGGCTTCAGGCATCCAAGACTGAATATTCTGCTCATAGGCGGCGTTCTTTGCCTTTTTGTCTTTTTCTTCTGGGGTAAGATTTTCTCCCGCCATGATTGATGCATGTACATCAAATGGATCTTTTGCCGGCTCCGTTGATGGCTTTGCGGCAGGGCGCGAAGGCGCATTTTGCGCCCTGATTGACTCCAGTACATCAAAGGGATCTTTTGGTGCTTGGTCAGCCATAATTAGCCTATAAAGTAACGGGACATATTTTGTATTTTGTATTTTTCTCTTACAAGCTTATCAAACTTAGGAGCCATTTCTGGATGATCAATAAGTAAGGTTATCCAGTTTTGTGATTTACCGTCAGGCATAGTTTGCGTAGTTGTCAAAAGTATATCTTTAATGGCGTTCATGTCTTTATTGTAAGCGCCTGACGGGTTAATCGCGTTAAATGCATCTTGAGCATTATAGCCAAGACCCGCAGAGTATTTTTGCTTACCGTATTCATTATAAACACCAGCCCGATCACGTGAAATTCTGTTCCCAACGTACATGTTCGCAAGAATATCAGCAGATGTTTCTTTGTTTAAATCTGTGCTGGGACCAGCTTTCTGCAATGCATTAAGCCAGAATCCAGCTTCCTTACCAAGACCCTTTTGTGCGCCTTGTGCGCGTAGGGTATTAAGTTTTGTCTGGACCTGATCCGCCGTAACTGTCTCAGGGCTAAATGATTCATTTCCAGACAAGTTCATAAGTGTATTAAAGTAATTAACAGCAGCGTATCTAAGCGGAGCAGCAGCACCAGGGGCCAAAATTCCAGTTTCCGGAATATCAGTAAAGGCACGGACACCTTGCGCGAGGCTACCCGCTGCTGATTGAGCAGCTTGGGCTTCTTGGTTTGCTTCGTCACGAATAGCTTTGTAAGACGCTGCATTTTCTTTAGCTGCCAAGGGATTAAACTGAGAAGCAGTTGCTTCTTTGGCCATTTGTTTCAGAATTTCTTCCTTGTTATTCTGATCAGTGTTGGTTGGTTCGTCATGAACAGGCCCAAGTTGTAAACTAATTGCGGAAGGCTCTGCGTTGGGGCTTGTCGGCGCTGTTGGCGCATTAGGTGCGCCTGTTGTTTGCGCAGGAGGTGCAAACGGCTTTTCAACCCCTCCGCCCTGCGGGGTAAGCGTGACAGGAGGACCGCCAACTTCCGGCATTGGTGAAATACCGACAATTGGGTTATTATTGGCATCTTGCCCGTAAACCATAACGCCTGTAGCTGCTGGCTGTACACGTTCTTTGATACCACGGCCTGTGGTTTCGTAGGCACTAGCCCGCTCACGCTCAGCGCGAGACTGACCTTCAGCCAACTCACGTTGATTCTTGGCGTACTCTAATTTTGTTTTAGCGTACTCTTGAGCAGCAGCACCCAATCCAGTGCCAAGACGGCCGGGCGTTGACATAAGCTTTCCAGAAGCCGCCAAAAGAGCCATACGGTCAGAATCCGTCATGGAAATTCCAAACAAACCAGAAAGACCTTCTTTTGTTGCAACTTCCTTGAAAGGTATTTGCGCTTCTTTTTGCTGCGGAGCATTGCTTTGGGGTTGTTGTGCGCCTTTCATGGCGGAAGCAATAGCCTTACCGCCGGGCAAATTACCGAACACATTCTCTACGTAGTTAGGGTCTCCGCCGCCATTGTAGGCGCGGAGGGCAGCAGCAATCTGCTCTGGATCGTTCCAGTTCTTTGTGCCAGCAGCCTTGCCACGGGCCGCAAAATACTGTGAACCAAACATAATGTTGTTGCGCGGGTCTCTGAGGCTCTCAGGATCGACGCCCTGCATTCCAAAGCCGGGATCACGGGCGGTAGACGGTTTAACTTGCGTAATGCCAATCTCACCAGCGCGGCCGGGTTTATCTTGACTGAAACCAGATTCCTGACGATCTTTAGCCGCAAGGACGCTGATTGGAACGCCAGTCACTCTTTCAGCTTCCTGATAGTGCGGATAAAGATCCGCAGGGATGCCGTAAGGATTGTCTGAACCTGTTGGTCCGCCACCTTCTTTATGGACAGCCCCGCCGTAAGCTTCAGAAGCGGGTAAGAGGCCTTCAGACGAAGTTGTGTACAAAGATGGGTCAGCTCCGCCAGCACCAGAACCAGCAAAGTCCTGAATGGCACGAGATAGATCATCTTTTGTCATCATACCTTGTGGGATAACAATTCCGCCTGAATCATAATGACCGACATACCCTCCATCTGCGTAGATGGGTGGCATATAATCCGGTTGAACTTGCGCTATGTTTCCACTCCCGCCTACAGGTGTCGGAGAAGTAGCTCCTGATAGATCAGTCGGTTTTGATGTGTCAGGCTTACCCATAAGAGATTTGATACCAGCAACAGCACTTTTAAGCTGTTCATTGGAAATTTCATTAGGGTTTTTAATTTGCGGCACGGCTGGCCCGTGGAATCCGGTGCCTTGAGGCGGAGGCAATTTAGGGATTGGCGACATTTCAGTAAGGTCACCCGTGAACCCGCCATTTGCAAAGTTATGGTTTTCCTCAACACGGCCACCGTCTTTCAATGCCGCAAGTAACGCACCAATTCCGGTGCCTATACCAGATGCAGCAGCGCCTACTCCAGTACCAAGCGATGATAAAAATCCAGTTCCAGCAGCAGCACCTGCGCCACCACCGAACAGGCCGCTCATACCGCCTAACGACCCCAAAGCACCAAGTCCACCAAGAATTTGGCTTCCAGTACTAGGTTGAGGAATAGATGATGTTGTTGTGCCACCCATTCCAGATGCGGCACCAGATGTAAGCCCACTTAGGAAATTAAGCTGAGAGTAGGGATACATCTTTTCTTGCATGTATTGTTGATATGCAGTGCTAAGACCAGCTTGGTTCTGAGCCTGTTGATTTGCTCCCGCGCCATACAACGCTTGAAGTTGTTGTAAATTTCCTTGCTGGCCTTGCAAGCCGATATTACTAAGATTTAGGGCACCAGACGCTGCCAATTGCGCACTCTGCAATTGACGTTGAGCATCCATAGCTTGCTGATTGTTAAACTCACCAAGAGCAGATGAGTATCCAGTGTTTGCAATATTAGCTATTGTGGCATTGTTTGCGAGGTTTTGTTGCCTTGCTAGCTCAGCTTGAGCGATTTTAGCACGATCCCCGCCCCAAGCACCCTTACTGATAGTATTACCTATCAACTGCTGTTGTTGTTGGGCATTGGTTTCGTTGATATTAGCAACAGTCGAACCCAGCACAGAATTCATATAAGGGGACATATACTGCCCAACACTCTGTGGAGAAAATTGTTGAAGCTCAACAGGAGCAGCACCAGCCAAACCCAAAGCACTAGCTGCATTGGTATAGGGTTGCAGATATCCGGTCATTCTGGATATGCCGCCCAAAGCAGCGTTCTGCATAGGGTCAAATGGAGCAATAAGATTTTGATTGCCAGCTTGAGCTTTGGCAGCCGCATCATTGGTATATGTCGGATAGGAGGCAAGGGAAGCTTGGGAATAATCAGGGGTTGTACCATCAGCGCCCATCGGCGCATTTGGATACAACACTCGCTGAGCTTGACTAAGCAAGGTTTTATACGCCTCAGAAACCGCTGGCGGGGGCTGCTGCGTAACTGTTTGGCTTGTGTCTCCGCCTCCGCCCTTACACATGATTTTCTACCTTCGCGTATTCACGGTTATAGACAAAGAACGCACCAGCTTTGGGCAATTGACGTTCATATAATTTAATTTTAGCTTCCGTGCGGATATTAGAGATAATCCCAATAACCAGAGGAATTTTCATTTGGTTTGAGCAATCTTTTGCAAATGAAAGCATCGATTTTGCTCTAGTAGACCTACGAAACTCAATTGGTACAAAATTAAACAGCTCACACAAGAACCATTCTTTAGAGTACCAATATTTATCTATAATTAAACAGATAATGCCTTCAAGTCCGTTTTCACCATCGATAACGCCAATGATTCCGCCACGCCCTTCAGTGGCAGTTTTAATAACCGCCATTACGGACTCAGAATCCATTTCAAACAGCCCATTTTCATCGTGCAATCTGATACACAATTCAAATATGGCTGGTTCGTCACCTACTGTTGCTATACGAACGGGGTAATCTGTCACAGACTAGCTCCTCAGTCTCTCTTTGGACCTGGCAATGTTTGAAGTGTTTTAGCAGTATGTGCGCGAACATACTTTACAAAGTTGTCCAAATAATCATGACCGCTTTCAGCTTCCCCGCCACCAAGATTATGAACAACGTCAGGGTGAACCACATACTCGCCACCGGCAGCTATGATTGGCACAACCTTATGGTTCCGCAAGCGCCCGCCAGTTGCTGCTTTACTTGACTGAACAGGTTCGTAAAACTTACCTGCGGGAAAATGTGGGTTTGCACGATCAGTGGGGACCTTAGCGCCTAATGGCCCCCCAAACATCTGATCCAAAATCTTGCTACCAGCAAGCGTATTCCCTTCTCCAAGGCCTGAAACAATGTCGGCTGGAAGAACGTATGAATTGGCAAGAACGTTCATTGGGATGTGATCAGTGCGCCCACCAACAGCCATGTTAATAATGCCGGTATGGGTGGGGACAGACCGTTCACGGGCAATCCTGTCCGCACGATCAATAGCCCCGCCAGAGGCGCGTTGCGCCTTCATAGCGTTAGAGGCGCGAACGAAGTCTGCCGGATCGCCAGTTTGGTTGTAGATTTCCCAAAGCTTGGCGGATGAAGGCGCAGCAGCGGGAGCAACAGGCGCTGGAGCAGCGGGAGCGGGAGCTTTTTGTGTTTGTTGTTGAGGATAAATAACCGGTGGAGCGCGTTTATCTAGAGCTTCTTGATTAGAAAAATAAAATTTGTCCGCAGCACCATCTCCTGGATAAGATTTATTGTTATTATAAGCAGGACCACGCTGTTCAGAAGTGCCTTGAGCATTGGCGGGGCCATTGCTGCTCATTGACGGAAGATATGGGGCTACATAAGGCGCAGTCATTGCACCGGCGGCAGTTCCCGCAACCCCTTTTTGCAAATTATTAAACCGTTGTTCCTGAGGCAAGATCCTGCCGTTAGGGCCACGCAAGCCTCTAACCCATTCAGGGTTTAAAGACTCAGGT